GTATTAAGAGCTACTTCGCCTAATGGCAGTTGGTCTGCGGTCGGTATTTTGCCATATACAGCCGACCGTTTTAACTTGATTATTGGATCTGCCATCTAAGTGCCTATGAAGTCAGTCTACCAGTATATACTGGCATTTTTTAATATTTATGCGAATTCGCCAGCGTCTTTAGTTGTTCTTTTTGGTTTTGATGACTTTGATTCCAATTCAATTATTGTCTTATTAAGAGATTCAATAGTCTGTCTATATTTTAATTCTCTTGCTTCAAATGCAATATTTTGATTAATAGCGTCAAAATATTTGTTTTGATACACTGATATCAAATTCTTATAATCCTGTTCATCCATAAAAAAAGAGGGAGATTAACTCCCTCTATTTAGATTATGTGGTGAAGATTAGAAGGCACCACCATCAATAGTTGCGTTTGTGATTACAATTGTATTTCCGTCACATCCAATTACTTGATCGGTCGTTCCAGAACATCCATTAACATATAATGAAGCAACTTCTAATGCTCCACCAGTATTGCTGGTCAGAACTCCAGAAGATTCAGATACGTCAGCAGAGACTACAATTCTTGAAGTGCTGTCGTCCCAATAAACGGCTGCCTTCTTGGCAGAACCAGAATAATAGTTAAACAGAACACCAATATCCTTATTGAGATCTGAAGATGGTGCAGAACCATCAACGAATCCAAGGTCAAGCAGTTGGTCTTCAATAGTAGTTGTTGAAGTATTAACTTGCGTTGTGGAACCATTTACAAAAAGGTTTCCAGTAACGGTCAGGTTATTGGCAACAGTTACATCAGATGGTAATCCATAAGTGATTGATTGACCAGAAACAGTAACGTCGATTTCATTATTTGTTCCACTAAAGGTCATTGTCTGTGACGTTGCCACAGAACCTCCACCACCACCAGTACCATTTGTACCTTCAGCAGTTGTAATCGTTAAATCAACTGCTCCAACAGTAGTATCAACATATGCTTTAATTGACTGTTGAGTTGCCAGAGCAGTATCACTATTTGAAGACATATTGTCTTCATCTAAAACTGTAGTGATGCCAACAGCGTTTGCTGTTCCAATTTTAAGAGTGCCTGTTGTAGTAACACCACTAACGTTTACATTAGTAGCAGAGGCAGTTCCCAGGACAGGAGTTACAAGAGTTGGGCTTGTAGCAAATACAAGTGCTCCAGACCCAGTTTCATCAGTTACAGCTGCTGCTAAGTTTGCTGATGAAGGAGTACCTAAGAATGTGGCAACATCAGCACCAAGTCCAGAAACACCTGTGCTAATAGGAAGATTAGTAGCATCAGAAAGATCAAAAGCTGGAGATGCGTCAGAACCACCTAATGAAAGTTGAACTCCACCATAAGATACTGTTGAATTATCAAGAGCTCCATTGGGAATATTTGTTAAAGAAGCACCAGAACCACTAAATGTTGTGGCAGTAACAATTCCAGAAACATTTACATTGTCAAGAGCAATAGTACCTGCGATATCGTGACCATCACCATCTACGTCTATGGATTGGTCGAAGGTTGCTATACCAGTTACTTTTAAGTGTCTAGTTGTGATATCTTGGCCAACCGAAGCACCACCAGTTATTTCAATACCACCAACAAACAGAGAATTGTCAATATAAACATCTGATGTTGTAAATGTGGTGACACCAACAACAGTTATAACATCACTACCAGCATTTCCAAGATTTACATCACCATTAGCATTCAATGTTCCAGTAACTGTTAATGCTGCGCCAACAGTTACATTGTCGGGAAGACCAATTTGAATTTGATTATTTGAGACTGTGGTTTCAATTTCTCCAGTTGTTCCAGCAAAAGTTAAAGTCTCGCCAGTATTAAAGGTGTCGTTTGAACCACTATCAGCAGCAAGAGTGAATGAAGATGCTGCAGGTTGTGAGAATGAAAGATTCCCTGAACCGTCAGTAATCAGAACGTGACCGTTTGAACCATCAGTTCCTGGCATTGTGTAGGTAACAATTCCAGCAAGGCTATTAGGTGCCTTGAGAGTAATATAAGAAGTTCCGTTATCAGTTCCTTCTACCAGGTTAACACCACTACCAACGGTAGAAGAGTTTACTGACCAATATCTTCCAGATCCTACAAATTGATTATTTGCTGTTGTAGAATCAATACCGACGTATAAGTCATGACTGTCGGTAGTAAAGCCGGGTTCACCTGCCCTTAATCCAGGGAGATTAGCAAGGAGGCCTCTCTTAAACTGAATTACGGGAGCCGCCATCTTCTTTAGTTTACATTACTTTTTACTATTTAGACTAAAATGAACCTCCATCATAAGTAAAATTTTGAACTTCGGCCACTTCAATCTCTTCTTCTAATTGATCTACAAATGAATCTGAAATATCACTATCAGATGCTGACACTTCTAAAGCAGTGTCAAATGGAATTAAATCAAATTTTCCACTTGCACTATTATATCTCAGCACATGCTTATTTTTTGCTCCAGTAAGAGGATCTACGTCTAAATTGGTAAGTTGTCTAATTCTAACTGCCATTAGAATGCTCCACCATCAACGTCTCCTGCTTGTATTTGTCCAAAGTCTAGTTCTCGTTCCAATTGATCTACAAATGGATCTGAAATGTCTTGGTCTTCTGCTGAAGTTGTAAGGGCATCATCTGGAGATACTAATATAAATTTGTCAGTGCTACTATCATATGTAACGATCAATCCATCTTTAGTGGCATCCAAAGTACCAAAGTTTGTGTCTCCCATCTCATCTATAGATGATGGTTGTCTAACCGATCTTACAGATGGTTTTTCAACTTTTGGTTTTTTAGCTATGATGTTAGCTACTGTTACCTTTTTTACTACTGGCATTTTAGGTAGTTGTAATTCCAGGTTCTACTAAAGCCATCCCTTCTACCAATCTAGAGACCGCACCAGAAGAGGATTGTAAACGAACATCATAATAATATCTACCAGGAGTCAATCCAACTGTAATTCCACTTGTCATAGCAATCGCAACTTCTCCAGTAGAACCTGTTATAGAAACAGTAAATGGGGTCGAAGTAGTTGAACTAAAATGTTTTTTTATTTTAGCACTACCACTATATCCAGAAAGGTTTGATGCGGATCCATCAGTTTCCGTTGATTGAAATGTTTCGGAAAAATCAGAACCTTGAGGAATAACTATATTGATAACAGGATTTGCTGCCATGGTCCTTTTTTAACTATTTAGTTTTATCTTTGTCTAGATTTTGATTCTTTAATAGTTTTGACAATTCTGCAGTAGATCCAACAAAAAGAGCATTGGTTACATTAGTTGGACCTTTAGATTGAGTTTCTTCTTCAACATCTTTAAGTTTTTTCTGAAGTTCCATCAATTTATCGGTCGCATCTGCCACATTTTTTATTAACTGACCAGCAACTTCATATGCTCTTGGCATTTCACTTTCCTGTGCTAATTCAAGAATACCATTAATTGCTTCCTGACCTTTTTCTATAAGAGAATATAAATTTCCTCTGGTATATTCATAATCTTTTTTTATGTCTTCTGCTGAAGAAGAAAGTTGCTTTAAATCTTTTTCTATTGGATCTGCGGAAATAATATCTCCAGCAACATCAAATGTTTCATTGAGTTCATCAAATTTTCTACTCATTTTCATCTCTCTATCAATAACTTACACTAAATCCAAAATCATCTCCATCTTCAATAAGAGAATCATCTGAAGTAGTAATAGATTTGACTGGAGCTCCTCTAAGATGAACCGTCGCATCTGTATTATCTTGACCTCTTCTAACTTTAATACTATCAGTTAGAATTTCAGTGACAAATACTTCTTCACCATCAAGATCCACATATGTATTTTCTGTAATTGTTGAAACATCATCAAGTTTGATTATGGTATCAATGGCAGTTATATCATCAGTTAGGTTAGTTAATACAGTTCCAGTATAATTCTTAATTGCTCTTGGTTCAATGGCATATTGAACGTCTCTCTGTGGAGTTCCAGAACCAGTAGTTCCTGCAGTAAATCCAACAGTAACTTTTTTGACAATATCGCTGCTTGCCGAAGAAATAGGACCAAAAAGATATGTTTTTGCGCTAAATCTGAGAGTATAAACTAATGCTCTTCTTGTAGTATAATCTCCTTCATAATCATCACTCATTGTAATTCCTTCAAGAACAATTGGAATATCTCTTTTCTCCCCAATAGATTCTACAAGATTTACCGTTATATTATATGATGGTTGAAAATATGGAAGAATTTGCTCTATAATTTGAAGCATATCATCATTTAACTTGGTCATAATAGCCAATTCGAATTCCATGTTATATGGAACTGGCATATATGCTGTTTGAATATCTGAGCTATTTGAAGTTAGTGCTTTTTTGAATTTTTGGGTTTGGGTTATTTTTCTTGAAGGATCATAAGTTAAACCAACAAACTCAAAAGACATTCTTGGTAAAGATAAAGAGACCGCCTTGTTCAAATCTGGTTGCTGATTAATTCTTGCCAGAAATTTTTGTGTTGGTCCATAAGCAAGAGGAACT